AACTTGGTATGGCTCTCCATATTACTTTTAACAGTATTAAAAAGGCCTGGCAAGATTTTGAGGGCAAGCATGTTGTATTCTGTCTTGAAGGTCGATCATGGCGTAAAGACGTTTATACGCCCTATAAGGCTAATAGAGCCGAAACTCGAGCTGCTATGACTCCAAAAGAAGCAGAAGAAGATAAACTCTTTTGGGAAACCTTTGATAAGTTTAAGGAATTCATTACTGAGAAATCTAATTGTACTGTGTTACAACACCCACAGTTAGAAGCAGATGATCTTATTGCAGGATGGATACAAAGTCATCCTCACGACAGTCATGTTATTATTAGCACTGACAGCGACTTTGCACAACTAATTTCTCCAACTGTTCGGCAATACAACGGCGTAGCAAATGTAACTACTACGCACAAAGGATATTTTGACGATCGAGGAAAAGAAGTAATTGATAAAAAAACTAAGCAGCCGAAGCCGGCACCTAATCCACAATGGCTGCTATTCGAAAAATGTATGCGAGGTGATACAAGCGATAATGTGTTTTCAGCATACCCAGGAGTTCGCGTTAAAGGAACAAAAAATAAAGTAGGACTAACAGAAGCGTTTGAAGATAGAAACTCAAAAGGATTCGCGTGGAACAATCTCATGTTACAACGTTGGATGGATCATAACGGTGTTGAACATAGAGTGCTCGACGACTATAATAGAAATGTACAGCTCTGTGATCTAACTGCACAACCTGATCATATTAGATCTTTGATTAAAGAAACTATTCATGCACAGACTAGTTCTCCTAAGAAAATTGACCAAGTTGGAATTCGAATGTTAAAATTTTGTAATTTATTTGACTTACAAAAAATTTCAGACAACATTCAACAATATGCAGAACCATTCGCTGCCAAATATACTAGTAAAGAAGTTGAACTAATTTAAATCTATAAAGGATACAAATGAATTTAAAAGCTAAACCCATTATAGAAGGAAAGTATTGGATAATAGAAAAAGATGGTGAAAAGGTTGCTATCTTACATAAAAAAGAAAACAACAAGTTTATGTTAAGTTCCAAAGACGGCGAAAAATATTTTAATCGTAAAGACGAACTAACTAAAATTTTTGGAAAAGATTTCTTTGGAAAATCTATCAAAACTAAAATCTCTTCAATAGAAGTAAGAGATGTTTACGGATTTCCTACACCATGTCATCCATACAATCCTCTTTTTGATATTAAGAGAAAATTACCTTTGTTTACAAAGAGTAGTCAAAGTAAAAGTTTATACTGTGCAGGATATTATACCATTAGATTTGATAAAGGATGGGTAAAATCGTTCTGTCCTAAACTAATCACTATTGAAAGATATGAATCCAGAGGACCTTTTAAAACTGAATTAGAAATGAAACAGGTACTTAGTCATGCAAAATAATACTATTAACACATTACCTATTCAGCAGTTTATACAACAGGTAAGGGCTGCAGAACTAAGCCAACAAAGAGAAATTAAGTTAGATATAAAAACTGCTAAAAATTTAGCATTTTGTTTAGGTGAAATTAGTGCTAAACTGCTGCAAGACTATACAGAAGTTCTTTCTGCACTACAAAAAACATCTGGAGAATCGGTTACTATAAAAATGGACGGTGGTGGTTTTTAACTAAAAAATGGATAAATATATACGTACATTTCGGAGACGTATATATGTCGAGACCAAAACCAAAAGTTCTTCTGGAACAAGTAAATAAAAAAAATTATAAATGCGATCAAATTTTAGAAGCAGAAGCAGTTTGGGCTGTCTTCTATAAAGGTAGTCCTTTCAATTTAAAAAGTTTTAATAGTTTAACTAGTTACCCTGGACCAAAATATAAAAAAGTCAGTTTTAGTAACCCCGGACATGCACACAATCTTGCTAAAAAATTAAATCAAATGTTTAATTGTAAAGATTTTCAAGTTTATAAATTAACATCCGGCGATCCAGTTAAATGATAGCCAAGGAAACATACACAAAAATTTTTCTTAAACAAAAAGAAAAATCTTGTGATCCTGCTAACATAAAAATTCATATGTTCAAATGGTGGCAAAGTCACCGTTCAAAAAAAGAAGGCGGATTGAGATTATCCGATGAAGGATACGATTTCTTAACCAAAGAGCTAGAGTTAAGAAGTTACGAAGTTAAGTTCACTGAACCAATCGAACTAAGTCCCCAAACAATCATATTTTTTGATAGATATATTGATTGTCCTTATTATCTTACTAACAGTTATTTGGTTGTTTTTTCTGAAAAAAAAGCTTTTGAACTTTACATGTTTTCGGACGACATTCGAAAATACGGATTGGTTAAAGCTATGAAAAACAGAGAAGAAGTCCAAAATGGCTAAAAAGTATTTGACAGTTGCCTAACTCTGTCATATAATACTGACTGTAACACAATTTAACCACAATTTTTTTAAAGGATAATAAATGAGCGAAATCTCATCTCGACAAGTTGGACCCAATGCTGCTAAAAAAGGTTTGCGTAAAGCATTCAAGCACAAGCGTCCTGTATTCCTTTGGGGACCTCCGGGTATCGGTAAGTCGGACATTATTAAGCAGTTGGGCGTCGAGCTTGATGCTCATGTAATTGATGTTCGTTTGAGCCTCTGGGAGCCGACTGACATCAAAGGTATTCCGTACTTTGATTCTAACAATAGTACAATGGCATGGGCTCCCCCATCTGAATTGCCCAGTAAAGCACTAGCATCAAAATATAAAAATGTCATTTTGTTCCTAGACGAAATGAATTCTGCGGCGCCCACAGTACAGGCTGCTGCCTATCAGTTGATTCTTAATCGTCGTGTTGGCACATATGAATTGCCTGACAATGTTTTTCTAGTTGCCGCTGGTAACCGCGAAAGCGACAAGGGTGTTACTTATCGTATGCCTGCTCCATTGGCGAACCGTTTTGTTCACTTGGAAATGCGTGTAGACTGGGACGACTACTTTGGTTGGGCTACTGAAAATAAGATCAATAAGGATGTCGTTGGTTTCCTTTCTTTCAGCAAAAAAGATCTTTATGATTTTGATCCTAAGTCTGCTAGTCGTGCATTTGCTACTCCTCGTACTTGGAGTTTTGTAAGTGAATTACTCGACGACGAAGACGGTGACGAGAACACTCTTACTGACTTGGTATCAGGTGCAGTGGGCGAAGGTCTTGCTATTAAATTTATGGCACATCGTAAAGTGGCTAGCAAGATGCCTAAGCCTGAAGATGTGTTAACTGGCAAGGTTAAAAAGATGGAATCAAAAGAGATTTCAGCTATGTACTCTTTGACTATTAGTTTGTGCTATGAACTCAAAGATGCATGTGATAAAAACGATAAGGATTGGAACAAAAAAGTTAACAATTTCTTTAACTTTATCATGAATAACTTTGAAACTGAATTGGTTATTATGGGTACTAAGTTAGCACTTACACAGTATCAGCTGCCATTAGATCCAGACGAGATCGAATGTTTTGACGATTTCCATGCTAAATATGGCAAATATATTAGCCAAGCGACCGATCGATAATTGTTTGGTCCATTAAACATTGACACCGCCTACGGGCGGTGTTATAATATGTACATACTAACAGTTAAGGAAAAATATGTATAATACTGATCCAATCGTTGATAAAATTGTTGTAGCTCGAGTTGGTCTCCTGCTACGTCATCCGTTTTTTGGTAACATGGCTACTCGTCTACAAATTAAAGAAGCAGACGATTGGTGTCCTACTGCGGCTACTGACGGACGTCATTTATACTATAATACTAAATTTTTCGAAACTCTAAATATCAAACAAATTGAATTTGTTGTTGCACACGAAATTCTACATAATGTGTTTGATCATATGAGTCGTGTCGAAGGCCGTGATCGATTCATTTGGAACGCGGCTGCTGACTATTGTGTAAATGGTCAATTAGTTCGAGACAAGATCGGAGAAGTTCCGCCAGAAATTAAAATATTTCATGACTCCAAATATTACGGTTGGGGTGCAGAACAAGTGTATGATGAAATCTTTTCAAACATGGATGAAGAGCAACTTAAAGCTCTAGGTCAGTTACTTGACGAACACATTGACTGGAATAAAGATAACGGCGACGGTAGGCCGTCATATTCAAAAGAAGAATTGAAAAAAATTCGTGACGAGATCAGAGATGCTACTATTCAAGCAGCTCAAGGTGCAGGCGCAGGTAATGTGCCATCGGGTGTAGAACGATTAATTAAAGAATTAACAGAACCTAAAATAAATTGGCGCACATTGCTACGTCAACAAATCCAAAGCACTATTAAAAACGATTATACTTTTATGCGTCCAAATCGAAAAGGTTGGCACACTGGTGCTGTTTTACCAGGTATGCGATTTGACGAAACTATCGATATAGCTATTTCTTTAGATATGAGTGGATCCATTGGCGATGATCAAGCTAGAGATTTCCTTTCAGAAATTAAAGGAATTATGGAAGAGTACAAAGATTTTAAGTTAAAGATTTGGTGCTTTGATACAAGTGTTTA